TGGTGGAGGCTCACCCGCATCGTATTGCGCTGGTGCATGAGCCATATGAAATCGTCGAGATGACGGAAAAGGAATTAAATAACTATCAAGGCGACTGGGTGGATGCCGATTTTACTGGCGACATTTACATCGTTAAACCATTTTCACGAAAGGAATTAGAACAATGAGAACAGCAACCGTGCATGCGCGCAGAGAGCGCGACCGCAGAATCAGTCGCAAGACGAAGACAGAGGCACAAACCTTTTTAAGCAGACTATTGGCGCTGGATTGTAAGCAAGCCAAGCGCGAGATGATTCAACAGAGCAACCCATTTTTCTATACATTTTTTGGAGGCTAACAATGAAAGAAGTTATCAAAATTGATCGAGAAGACATCATACAAGATTTAGTCAATTCTACTTTTGACCATATCCAGCAGATACCTGAAGACTTAGATACTTATTTGAGATACGGGTTTAAAGGGTTCGCGCATTACACGGACGAAGAGCTGGTACGTGAGTACCGTGACTATATCAGCGAAGACCCAACAGAAGAGATTGAAATCATTTTGGAGGCTAACCATGGCTAAGTTTTTACTACGCGCAAGCGAAACCATTTATTACATTAAAGAGGTCGATGCCAATTCGGAGGAGGAGGCGCGCGACATGGTTTTTAGTGGTGATGTTTATTTTGGAAACGATGATATTGAAACTGGTGAACATTTCAGTTTAGATTATGTTGAGGAGGTCACAGATGGACGGGATTGAAATCGTACTAACCAACAACGCCAATGACCAGCCCGTTTATGCCTACATGGTTCAAGGCACGGCGCTATATAACCCTGAGTATTCGCTATGCGGGCGCTACAAGGTGGACGCGTTTAAAGAGTACGGCTTATTTGAGCGCCAAGTGGAGGCGTTGCACAAGCTGAATGTAGCTTTTAATTTTAATGACGAGGTGTGAATATGAACAAAGTTATTAATTATGGTGTGACCTATATTTGGTCAGACAACACGAGAGAAACTCAATTTATACGCTCACCGCATCAATCAGAGTGTGGCGATTTATATACGCCTGATTATCTTGTAGAGGCGCTTGAGAAATATGCAAAAGAACTAGAGGAGGCTGAACAATATGCCTAGATATAGCGTACTAATGACTACTGCTGACTATGTTGAAGTTTACGCAGATAACCCAGCTGATGCTGAATTAATGGTGGCAGAAATGTATGAATTGGGTGATATACGACCTGAACATCCATCGTTTTTGTGTGAAGAGGCTGATTTAATCGAGGAGAAGAAAAATGCCTAAAGTTATCGTGGAATTTGATTTACCTGATGGGCAAGAAATACCTGACACGCATGACATCGTGCGCCTGACCAGTCCTGACTGGCATTGCGACTGGTGGCATATTGATGACGTGCGCGATCAAAATGATGACCTGAGCGATGATGAGGCGCGCGAAGTTTTGTGCTACATGAATAAGTATTCAGATTGCAATATTGGCATTAATTGGGATTCGATTGAGGTATGGGCTGACATGGTTAGAGATGAAAGGGTAGAGGCATGATTACTAAAGAACAGTTTTTCCAGTATTACAGAAGTGACAAATACAGCAATGAGCTGACTCGCGAAGAGAAGATTGAGGTTTTCCTGATGAGCTTGGAGGGTTCGAGCGACATCACAATCGACCTATTATTCGCGCTATGCAATGAGTACGACGTTGATCTAGAGAAGTTACTGGAGGGCGAAAATGAACTATGAAATGTGGGAAGAAATTTACAAGCCTAAAGATAATCACTTAGTGGATAACGAAGGGCAAAAACACTTTGAAACCTACGGCATCGAGCTGGGGTATGTGCTGGCAACAGCAGACATTGAACCTGACCGCGTATGGACGCTGGTGGATGGGGATGAGGGTACATGGATAGTAAACGGTTATCACTTGGTGAACCGTATCAGCTATTTCATTACTGAAGTACCTTACTTGGGTGACGGCATCGAGATACTCGATCAAATTTATGGGGAGGAAGAAAATGAGCTATGACTCAGATTTTGAAAATGTTTACATGGTGGAGCTTGCATCAGGCAGAACCATAAATGTAATGTTTTTTAATGTTGCAGAAGTAAAAGAGCATTGCCGTCAGCATTACCCTAGCGATGCAATTAAAACCATTTACGCAGAAGTTTATGTTGCAGACGAGGAAGAAAATGATAACTGAACAAGATTTGATCGACCACGGTTATACCGTGTTGCCACAAGCTGGATGGATAAGGCTTAGTCCTGAGAACATACCCCGTGACTGGGAGGATATATGCGCAGATTTTGGGGCAGACCCCAATTGCCATGAAATTATCCTAGCCGTATGTGGGGTGCAAGAAATTAAGGAGGGCATCAATGAGCATGTTTAAAAAAGGAGAACAAAGATGAAAGTTAGAATGAGAGATGACCTAGCAGAGCAAGACATTTTGATCCCTGCTGGCATGGCATACAGAAACTATGATGACCTAATGTATATCCAGCATTTCAGCGCACAAGACCTAGAGGGCGCGGAGGAATACGATACTGGCGAAGACCCTGATGACCATGCTTTTTGCCCAGTTAAGCTAAAAGACGGGCGATGGTTTTACTTTATTGGCGTTGATTTAGACTGGGGCAATTCATGAACATACAAGAAATCAAGACTAAACAGCTAAAGATTATGTTGAAGAGCTTTAGCAATGTATCGCTTGGAGTACGTGACATCATGCTAATCCAGCTGATTGAGGACGAACTAGAACGGAGATCAAATTGAAAATAACAGACTGGTACCCGCCTGATGTTAAACCCGTGCGCCGTGGGGTTTACATCACCCGCAAGAATGACATTATCTTTTTCCAGTATTGGACTGGCACGTTTTGGAATGTGCGCATGAACAACATTATCCAAGCAGAGAAGATTAAACAGCGCTCACAGCATCAAGAAGTGCATTGGAAAGGGATTATCAAATGATTAACCCATGGCAAGACCTATTTAACACGTGGCTAGACGCCCTAGGAACGGAGAAAAACGAGATGAAAAAGTACGAAGTGAAGTTTCAAACAACCGCAACAACCAGCGTCTTCGTTGATGCTATGGACGAGGACGAGGCTATCGATATTGCATACGACATGCTGGACGAGGGTGAAGTCCAATTCGGGGAATGGGAAATGACCGACGTCCAGCGCGACTATGACTGAATGAACCTTGCTAGAGATTGCGCTACGGCCTCAGTCCCAAGCGCAATTTCAGCATCGTTGAAGTCATACCCACTTATCTCGGCGACCCAGTAGTCAGAGGCTATTTTCTTAGCTGTGGCTATGCCCATGGGATCATTGTCCGCGACCACAACTGGATTCTTTAATGCCTTACCTATTTCAACCATGTTGCTGGCAGAAAAACATATGTGGATACGGTATCTTTTCTTTAAGAACTTCATGGCGCGCCTGACCGATAGAGCTGTGGCGAACCCTTCACAAACAATATCCACGCCCTTGTTATCCATGACCAGTGATACGCCCTTGGTCTTTTGCCCAGTAAGAAACTTCTTAGTGCCATCAGGCGCAATCATCTGACACCCCACCAGTTTGTCACCTTCTCTTGTTGGTAGTATTAAGAGGCTATTCCATACATAACTCTTTTGCGTTGGGAAACCTTTGCGCGCCAAGTATGGATGTGTTGATTCTTTGGCCTGACTCATGATCCAGCCGGCCTTTTTGGCAGCCTTGACCTGTCGCTCAGCACGCTCACGCTCAGCCTTCTCTCTCTTTTCTTTAGCTAAGGGATCAGGACGGTACGGTTCCTTACTTTTCCATGAAACTGGCTTGTCATGTATTGCCCAGTTTTGCACGGCGCCTGACCGGCCATCATAGATATACGCCCCGTTTTTTGAGTGTGGCTTGTCTGTTGTAGGTACGCGCACCCATTTATCTGTGACTAGGTGCGTAATAATAAGTCCGTGAGTTTCAGCGAATTGTTGGAAATTCATGCTTTAGCCTTTGACTTTGACCAAGCAATGAACCTTGACTTGATCCACTTCAGAGTTTCAGGTGACGGCACAACGGCGTCCTGTCGCATACCTTTAGGCCATACGCCAAACTTCTCTTTATATTTATGCGACGCCCAGCCATCATTGAAACCTTTTGATCGTGCGTAATACAAAACCTGTGAATAGAAGTCCTGTTTATTGATAGTCAGACTCTTATTTGCAGTTGCCAACTCCATCAATTCACCTGGGATTGACATGATGTTTTTCATTTTGGTACGAATGTGACCGCACTCACCGCACTTGTCATCAGGGAAAGTCCACAACACCCCGCACTTTGGACACTTGGCCTCCTTTTTTTCGCGCTCTTTGGGTTCCTTCTTAGCCCGCTCACCGCCTTCTTTTAACTTATCTACCCCATGGTCGTATAACTTATCCCAGTCATCCCTGAATCTTAGGTAGTTGCCACTGTGATCCAGCCATATACCAAACTCTTTACCATCGTTAGGACGCATGATGCGCCCCAGCTGTTGGACGTGGGAGCTGAATGACTTGGAAAATGGTCGAGCAGATACACCGATCATAACGTCAGGGACGTCAAACCCACGGGTTAGAATGTCGGTAGCAATTAACCCATGTATAGATGTATCTGGTCGTGCGAAATCTTCGATTGTATCCTTCTTAAACTGGTCGTCTTCTTTATATGAGATGGACTGGAAGTTGTACCCAGCCTCAGCAAACTTGCGCATTAGATCACGGCCATGCTCAACGCCTGAACAAAACACCACGGTCTTGCGTGGTTCACCAAACACTTCATAGGTTTTCTTAACCCACTCCGATACGATGTCGCCAGTAATCTGCATGCCCCGCTTGCTTACTTCATCGCCTGACCATTCGCCAGCAACCTTTTTGGCGCCCGTCATGTCTATCTCTTTAGCGATGTAAACCTTTAATGGAGCTAACCATCCCTTGTCAATCAACTCCCCAGTGGATAAGGCGCCCACCACATTCGAATAAACGTCACTCAACCCCTTAGTAAATGGCGTGGCAGTTAGTCCAATGACTTTGATCTTGGGATTGTTCTTAATGAACTCTACGGTCTTCTTACGCTGGACGTGGCACTCATCGATGATAAGAAGATTGATGTCAGGGAATGACTCTCTCTTCTCTAATGTCTGCGCTGAACATACTTGGATGCGCTCCATTGGTCTGTGGCGCCAGTGGCCGGACTGCATGACGCCATGATCGATTTCGTACTTACCTAGTCTTAGGCTTGTCTGCTCAACCAGTACGATGCGATCTAATACCATCGCCGTACGATTGAACTTCTCTGATACAGCCTTCATGATACTCATGGCTACTTCAGTTTTGCCAAAGCCAGTAGGCGCATATAGCAACTGGCACCTGTGGCCTTCAGCAAAGCCGTCCCGCAACTTATCAACAACCTCTTGTTGATGTTCTCTCAACTGCAACATACTTCCTCCGTTACTACTGGGAAACCGCCCAGCTTCGGCAATACTTAACTTACTTTTTCTGCTTTTTCTGCTTTTTTACGCCAGTATGAAACTTGCTTAATCAACTCTGCGTTCTTCTGCTGGAACTGATCTCGGGAGTTTTTAACGGCACGCAACTCAGCCTCCAATGCTTTAATCTGATTGCGATACTCTGTGAACTTGTCATCGATTGCTTGCTGGTCTTCTGATAGCTCTACTGCTTGGATCTTATCCATTAGCTTTGCGTTCTCATCCGCCAACTCTTGATGCGCCACGGCCATCTCAGCTAATTTATCATCCTCGATAAATACTTCAGCTGGCTTGAGGCTAACGACTTCTTTACCGATGTTGTCGGTTTTCATTACTTTCTCAACGCCGTCCTTGATATACTTCTTCTCACTAGGCTTAGCAATCTGGAGGGATTTCTTTATTCTAGAAACTGTCATGTTGGATACGCCACACACACGGGCGATCTCACGGTCTGCCCACTCACTCCACTCCATGTCATCCAATAAAGTCATTACTGCTTTGCGTTTGTCGTCATTGCTTCGTGGTAAGCCATGCTTTGAATTGGCGCCCAATGAGTAAAGGATCGCATCACGGCGGGTGCCATTGATGACTTCGATCTCAATGTCTTCGATGTTCGCTTTTTTGTAGCCGTAGTAACGGTGATAACCGTCTGCTAACCAGTAGTAAACACTGTCAAAGAATAACGTGACTGGTGGAAACTTAGCTCCATCCAGCATGTGTTCAGCGTACTCTGCTACTGTGTCTTCGTTGATGTATGCGCGTGACTGTAAATCTTTATCCAGTCTGATGTCTTTTATTTTCATTTAATCCTCTTAATCGTGTGTTTGTAAGTTTATTTTTCTATGCCAATTAGTCTGTCTGCTACTAACTTGCTATACCCGCCTATGTCATGCCAAGAGTCATGATAGTTTGGATCTCCGTTCAAAATGCGTGCTACCTTGTGCTGGATCATTTCTAGTGCCTCCGCTTGATCCGGCGCTAATCTGTCCCAGCCTTCAGTCATTTGCATAACTTCTTTAAGGCTTTGGCAAATCATTGCTTGGTCTTTGAATTTACCATACCTTGTACCGCGCTCGTCAAGTGTTTTATCTATGCTCATTTCTTCATCGCCTTCCTGATGGCATCTTCAGCACCTATCTGCACTTCCATGGCAGCGCGCGTCCTTGTAAGAGCGTATATCCAGTTATTCAACAACTCAACCCGAATGTTTGGATCAAGATTAAACCAGTCAGGCGGGAAAAGGATTAAACCCATGCCCGTCTCAAAGTCAGCTTGTAGTTCTGGTATGTTCAAATTAAATCCTCCTTTTTCAGACCGCGCTCCTTGAGATACTGGGCTATCTTCTTAAAAGCCCGCAACTCAGCTTGCTGTACGGCCACCCTCGTTATTCCTAATGCCTCCGCTACTTCCCTTTGACTCATCTTACCCTCCTTGTTATTCTCTAGTATAGACATGAATTCTTTTTATTTCAACTGTTATATCATAAAAGGGAATCCGTTTTCCGTTTTCCTTATCCTACCACTAGGTATCCTTAAGCTACACTGCACGGTTTCACTTCTGGTGGACGCACCTAGCCTACCTAAGTGCGCCTTCACTGTTGCCTCACTTGCTGGAGCCACAACACCCGTT